TGGACATCATATTGATAATGAGCCCATATAATGGCCTTTCCTTCTACTTCGTCCAATAAGTCAGTTAGTTCATCTAACCGATTATTTTTAATAGTTTGAGTAGAGCCATCATTGGCCTTAAAGTGGCCACATGTGATTTGATGAAGCCTCATCAATTGAGTCAATGCATTAGCGGTAGTTAATAACTTTCCATTTAACTGGGCTAAAGCCATTTCTTTCATTTGTTTATAAACCTTCTGTTGTTCTGCGCTTAACGTAATGACCCTTTTCATAAAAGTCTTTTTAGGCAGGTCCAAACAGTCATCTTTTAAAACCCTATAAGAGAATGGTTTTATTTTATCAGATAGTTCTCCTAGATTCTTATAGCCAACTACAATTTCAACAGATCGCCCATTAAAATGAGCTTTACGCATTACCGCATAACGAGTTCTAAATGTATAATAAGAGGAATGGTCTAATAAATACTCATCTAAAAATTCACACTGTTTATATAGGTCTAATGGTGATTTAGTAATAGGAGAACCTGTCATTATCCTACGATATTTTGCATATTTTCCTAATGCGACAATATTCTTAGTTCTTTTAGCTCCAGGGTTTTTAATAGTCGTAGACTCATCAATAACCATATAAGTATTATGGCAATTTAAAAATCTCGCCGCAAACTCGACACCTTTCTTGGTACTAAAGGCTTCGACATTCATAATTAAAACATGAAGATCATGACCTGTTTCAAATAAAGTGTTTAATAGTTTCTGTTGTTTTTGATTAATCATCGCTTGCCATAAGACCGTTTTGGGTTTTATGTGATCAGCTAAATGCGTAGGTATTTCTTGCGAATACCAGTTTTTATAAACTCCTTTAGGAGCTATAATTAAGGCACCATTAATTTTGCCATTATCATAAAGCATAGCAATATTATCAATAGCAACTTTTGTTTTACCAGTTCCCATTTCCATAAAGTATGCAAATACTTTTTTGTTCCACGATTTTTCCAACGCAGTAGTTTGGTGTGCGTATGGCTTGGTCTTAAATTTATAGTTCATCTTTTTTCTACTTTCTAGTTGACAATATAAACATTCATCTCTATATTGTCAAGCATGAAAGACAAAGCGATAGTATATGTTATTCAAGAAATCCCAGGCACCGCAGAAGGTAGGCCTAAAATTAATATAATGGGCGCTCAAAAATATGGCGACATTAAAGTCTTGTTAAAAGAAGACTCACAAATTATTTTTAGTCCTGGTCCTATAATTTTTTCTCTTAGACAAAAATTAAAAAAGTTTAAGGCAGAAGATTATTTATTACTGACAGGCGATCCCGCTATTATAGGCGTTGCATGTTCTGTAGTCTCGGATATAACCAGCGGTAAATATAATTTACTGAAATGGGATCGACAAGAAAGAATGTACTATCCAATTAAAATCAATCTATACGAGAAAGGAGAAATTGATGAGTAATGAAAACTTACAAAAGATGTTTGTCGACGATGCACCTCAACAGGTGGACGAACTAGAAAATGTTAGAAGTCTTTCTAACTACGTAATTGATCTTCAAAAATTAGAGGAAGAAATAACGAAAGAAGAATCTCTTTTAAAACAAAAGAAAGAGAGAGCAGATAAACTTTCTGCAGAAGTTATTCCTGAAATTATGGAATCAATGAAACTAAAAACTCTTAAACTTCAAGATGGCTCTGCCATAGAAGTTAAAGAGATTTATAGCGCAACAATTCCTGTAGCAAACAGGGAAGGCGCTTACCAATGGCTTCGAGAAAATGACCTAGGTGATCTTATTAAGAATGAGATTACTGTTTCCTTTGGTCGTGGCGAAGATAACAAGGCAAGTGAATACACTAGCCTTGCAGAGAGTAAAGGATATCAACCTTCACAAAAACTGAAAGTTGAGCCTATGACTCTTAAAGCACTGTACAGAGAGCGAGTTGAAGCAAAACAAGACTTGCCTTCTGAACATTTTAACCTGTTCAAGGGAAACAGAACAAAAATAACAAGGAGCAAATAACATGTCACAAGAGACAAGAGACGTTACAGTCAAAAAAGAAGGTAACTTACCAGCAGAGTTGAATTTTATTCAAGATGCTGGAGCTGGACTTGAGAATATGGATAAAGACGATTTAGCTTTACCATTTCTTAAGCTATTACAATCAGGTTCGGATGAAACTAAAAAGAAACATGCGAATTATGTGGAAGGAGCTGAAGCAGGAATGTTCTACAATACAGTCACTAAAAAACTGTATAGTGGAGAAAAAGGTATTGAAGTAATACCTTGTTTTTATAAATTAACATATCCTGAATGGGCACCTTTCGAAAGAAAAGAAGGTAGACCAATTAGTCCTGATAGAGGTCCTGAAATTTTAGCTAAAACTAAAAAGGATTCTACGGGAAAAGATGTTTTGGAGAATGGGAATCAAATTCTCAAAACTGCAAATCATTTTGTTATAATTAATGGGGAAAGACCAGAAAAAGCCTTAATGGCTATGAAATCTACTCAGTTAAAAGTGAGTAGAGGTTGGAACTCTATAATTAAGGATGAGTTTGAAACTGATCCTCAAACCAAAAAGTCTATACCGGCTCCATCATTTTCAAGAATTTATAAATTAAATTCTGTGGAAAATTCTGGAAGTTTTACTTGGCACGGATACAAAGTATCTTTGTTAAGAAAAGTGGATAATGCAGCCATCTATCAGATGGCTAGAGAATTCCATAATTCTTTAAAAGCAAGTAGCTCCAAAGCAGAGACAAGAGAAGAATCTAATTATTAGATTCCTCTAGTTTTAGAGGATAGGGGCAGGAAAGCGAGAGTGGAACTGCCCCGACCCGGGATCATTATGGAAAAAGAATTTATAGAATTATTTAAAGGATATGAAGGTGACTTCGGCATGGCCGACATGGCCAACACTGCACTCGATTCAGAAAAAAATAAAATTAAACCAAATTATGAATGGGCAGGTCGTCCCGTCACTGATACAGATTATAGAAATCATTTATTAGGAAAAAAATCAATTGGCATTCAGCCATGTCGAATAGATAGTACTGTCCAATTTGGGTGTATTGATATTGATCCACCAGATTATGGAACATTTAAAGTAGAAAATTATTTAGCACTCTTCCAACAATATAAATTACCTTTAGTTCCTATACTTTCTAAAAGTGGTGGACTTCATTGTTATATATTTTTAACAGAACCTATTCCAACTATTGATTTAATAGAGGCTTTAAAAGCTTTTCTATTACCACTGGGGTTAAAACCTACTACTGAGGTTTTTCCTAAACAGAAAGAATTACAGAAGGACGATAAAGGAGACATTAAACCAGGAAACTTCATTAACCTACCCTATTATAATAATGGGGGATCCACCCGATACGCCATAGATAAGAATAATTCTAAACTATCTTTAGAAAAATTTATAGAATTTGCTAATGCTTCTAAAATTAATAAAGAAACTTTAGATAAATTAGTAGAAGAAACTCACAGAAATATTTTACTAGGAACCAATCCAGAATTTGAAGATGGTCCACCTTGTTTAGCTTTATGTTCTAAGGTTAAACTAGATGATGGTAGAGATCGGTTTATGTATAACTACATGGTTTTTGCTAAAAAGAAATACAAAGACAAATGGCCTGACCAAGTATCACAAGCTAATTACAACTATTTAACAACTCCGTGGGATAAAGCAAAACTAGATTCAAAAATAAAAGCATGGAAAGGAGAAACAGCAGGTCATACTTGCTATGAAGAGCCAATTAAAGATAAATGTATGCGAAGTCTTTGTTATAAAAGACCTTTCGGAATTAAATCAGATTCTAATTCTGTATTTCCAGAAGTTCAAGATTTTGAAATGATTAGTTATTCTGAACCTGAATATAGATTTAATGTCATTATGCCCAATGATGATAAATATCAAGTCATTGTGTCCAATACCAAATTAATGACCACACAAAAAGAAGTCCTTAATTTAATATGGCAACAAACCGGAACCATGTTTGAACCTTTAAAACCAAAAGATTTTAGAGCAAAATTAAATGACTGGAGAAGAAATGGTCAAAAAATTACTCCACCTAAAGGAACACAACTAGAAGATAGACTAGAAGAAGAATTATATCAATACTGTATCAATGGTCCACAAGCTCAAGAAAGAAATCAAATTCATAATGGATCTTGTTTCACAGAAGAAGGATTTCATTACTTTAGATTTAATTC